CACGGTCTACGGTCTGGCCGGATGCGGTATTAAACTCTAAATCTGCCATTATTTCACCTCATAAATCGTTTTTTGAATTGAACGGACAGCTGTACCATGTACATTGCCGTCCCTTCTTCGTCTGCACCGTACAGAACGCCGTTCTGCGCGGTGATTTTCTCCGCCCTCGGGTCATCCCCAAAGGTGGGGGCATTGCCCATAACGGACATTTTCTGCACCCACTCCTGAAAGTCCATGACCCAGCCCGCATTTTCAGACGCTCCGGTATCATCCCCCGGGGACTTCTCGAACACGTAGTACAGCCCGAAATTGTACTGATTGATTACGGTTGTGTTCCCAAGGATATCCCGTGTTCTGGAAACCTCCACAAGCCCGGAGGGGAAAACACCGCCGTTGAACGGAATTTGGTCGGTGTAATCCACATGGAAGTCCCGGAAGATATCCGCGCCGGGGTACTGTCCGAGAAAGTCCTTGATTTTTTCCAGCGCCGTCATATTCCGCTCCTCCTGTTGATATAAGCCTGTAGGTCGTGCGCAATTTGGTCTTTCTCTGCCGCCATCATGCGTCTGTCCCAGAACGGTCCCGCCTGCTGGTTCTTGGTGGTGTCATAGTTCAAATCCCGATCAGTCGCTCTCAGCACGGTTCCTTTTCTGTACCGGTATCCAACTCCCGGAATGAAAGCGGGGCCTTTCCCGGTTTTGGCATTTACCATGACTTTGCCGTAGTACTGATACCGGGCGTATGGTGCCATAACCGTGATCTCTGTCGGGCTTGAAATATACTTAAGCTTCGTGGAAAGCACACCGGTTCGGAACGGCATGTACCGCGTTATCCGCTTGTTCACTATCCGGGTAAGCTGCATCTGCACATCGCCGGTTTTATTGACGCCAAGCCTTGTGAGAATGGTGTCGACGGGTTTCATATCAACCCTTATCCGTGTTTTCATCCGCCCGCCTCCACATGAACCAACTTGCCGCCCCAGTATTTTGGGTCAACGTACTTCACAACAACCAGCCCGGGAACCTTCACCGGAATGAAGGACGGCCACTGCGCCGCCGTGATTTCCCCCCCGGCACCCAGCAGCACCTTATCCTCCGGATAAACGCATACCTCTGAGCAGGGAATGACCAGCAGAAAGGAATTGACTTCCTTACTGCCGGTCTTGTCCACATTCTCGATTTTTTTGTAATCCAAAAAGGCTCTATCGTGTACTGTTCTGGTTACTTTGTCGCCGTCCCGGTGGTATACCGTGACCGCCTGATTGCACAGCCGGTAGTCTACGGGGCAGCTGCGGCGCTTGATTCTCACCATAGCTAGCACCCCCGGTAGATATCGAGATACAGGCAGGCGCAGCGATACAATTCCCGCGACTGCCCCTTGGCGCTGACATCAACACCGTTCCCGCTGCCATAGCTCACCGAAACGGAGCCGATAGACGCAGACTGAACAGCGCCGCCCTCACCGTTGGTAATCAGATCAAAGCCGTGAATAGCCTCCGCCATGGCGCACACGGCAAGGGCTTCGGAGTTTTCCTCCGGTGCCTTTACCGTGTATATGCGCTTGTATCTTGCCAGCTGCGCCGCCGCACGGGCTTCACACGTGTTCCAGTCCTCTGCGGGGATAGCGTCGCCCCGAAAGCTGCTTATGTAAAAATCATAGTCAATCATCAGGGCGTCTCCTTTCCGTTACGCGGTCTTGGGTTTCAGGATAATGCCGTTCAGCGCCGCCGCCTTGAGCGTGTTCTTAAGCACGACACCGGCCACCAGCTCCACTTCGCCCTTCTTCACAGCGCCGGGGGCTTTCAGATCGGGCATATAGCTGTTGATGACACCGGTTCCGGTGGGGGAAATGCCGTGGAAACCGTCCAGGGCGATATTCACAGCGTAGATGCTGGAAGTACCGGCGGCGGTGGTGCTGGGGGTGGAGGTGTCGATGACATCCACAGACTTGGTGCCGTTGTAGTACATACCGGCGTCCATGATGGGGATATCGCCGAAGTACTCCACAGCCCTGCCGAAGTCGTCCTTCTTGCGGTCGTAATACCCCGCACGGCGGGCAGCCGCCCGAACTTTCAGCAGCATGGCGGTGTTCATCAGCAGCAGAGACGCGCCGCCGTCCACCATGTGGGTCAGCTGATCAAGCTGGTCAACGAAAGCATTGGCGTTGCTGTCCAGCTTGGTGGAATCGGACAGGTCAATGTCCGTAGTGAACTCGTTGGAGGTGCCCGCCAGAGCCTTTCTCAGGCCGTCGAAGGTGTTCGCGACATACCCGGTGCCGGATGCGGCGGAGGTGCCGTTGATCACCAGATTGTGGAAATAGTTGCTGGTTGCCTTGATCTTCTGCTGCGCCTGGAATGCCAGCTCATCAATGGCTCCGGAGGTGCTCTGAATCACACGGTCAACCTGGAAGGAACCGCCCATGATAACGGCCTTGGCGGTCTTTTCCTCCCGCTTTGCCTCGCCTGCGGTGTATTCGCTGTTGATAGCACGGACAGCCGCAGTAGAGGGGGTTTTCAGCTGAATGTAGCCGTAGGTCAGAGTAGAACCGCCGGTACCGGGGGAAATGGCGTTATCAAACACCAGTCTGTCCAGCAGCAGAGAACTGCGCCGGAACTCGTCGACCACTTGCTGATCGACCTTGTCGGCCATGCCGACCTTTGCTTCTGCAAGAGTAATTGCCATAGTTAAAAATCATCCTTTCACTTCATGTTGTAATTTGCCCTGAGCGCACCGGCGAGGGTCGTCGGTTCGCCGTTAGGCTCCTGCTGCCCTGTACCGGTCTTCCCGGCATAGGGGGGCGGCGTTTTGCCGTCATCGAACAAATAGCCGCTGTCCTTCCGGAGAGCCTCCAGAGCGGCCTTAATGTCCGTTTCCTGGTTCTTGCTACTTCTCAAAGTGTCGATGTCCAGCAGCGCCCGGATCGCCTTGGTGCTTTTACCCTTTGCGCCGGTGATGGCGGCATCCAGGGCGTGGGAGAATTCCATATCCGCGATCTTCCGGTTGCTCTCGGCAATGGCATCGTTGTACTTCTTTTCCCAATCCTTGGCGGACTGCTTGATGGTATCGATGTCCTGCTCCTTAAAGCCGGAAATGGTCTTTTGCGCCTCACTCAGCTGGCTCTTGATGGTGTCATAGTCAGCAAAAGGTTTCTTAGCCGCTTCGATATCCCGGCCATTCTCTGCCATGATCTCGTCAATAATCTCCTTGCTCAGGGGCTGGTCTCCTACCTTGAAATTCTGCAAAAACTCGCGTTTCATATACTTCCTTTCTCAGCTATGCTTTGTTATATGGGGGTTGCGTCCCCTGCTGTCGGCTTGTTTTACGCCTGCCACGGCAAAAATGGTATGAAAAAAGCAACCGTTCGGAAAACCCGAATAGTTGCTTCAATCAACTTGATTATAGTGGCACTTCCCATCGTGCCATGCGCCGCACCGCTCCTTCACGCATTCTATGAATTCTGCGGTGTTGTGTTCTATCACCTGTTGTAAAGTCTGGTTGCCGATTTCGTCGTACTCCTGCGTCGTCTGCTGAACCAGATGCCTGTTCACTGTATAGGGGCAGTACACCATGTGTGTCATCTCCTTTTCGCAAGAAAAGAGAGCCATGTTCCCATAGCTCTATCGGCTTATCCGTATATTGCTTTTCTAAGGGTTCCTGCCGCATCATCCTCGACGATTTCAAATTTTCCGCCGGGGTGGTCAGGGTTTGCAATGGGGCGAGGTTTGTGTGGGTCGTAGAGATAATCTTCGCCGCTGTCATCAACAATTTGAAGTGCGCCAGAATCAGCGTCGCAGGAAAGAATCTCATATTCCTTCCCGTCCGACAAACCATCAATTCCAAAGCTCTTACCTATGTATCGAACACGCATATATTATTTTGCCCCTTTCAGTTTAATTTCATCAAGCGGAACACCCTTGGTATTCTCGTACCAGTGTACCACATAGTGATGGCTCTTTGCATATACCGTCCCGGATTTCTTCTTCCAGCCGCTTGCGTCCCCATAGTCAGGGTATGTAGCATACAGGCGCTTCAAATCCCGAATTGGCGTGCTTGTCCCGTCACCGGCCATTGTGTACACCTCAACCGCCGTAGCGCCCTTTGGTACAACTCCTTGGATTTTAGGAAGGTTTACAGTCACAGTATGAGGAATTACGGTATCTGCTTCCTGCAACTTTTTCGGCAATCCGGATTCCGCCTTGATTGTAGCATCGTTGTTGATAAATTGCAAGTTTTTCTCATTGCTTTCTGCCGTCTTTTCCGCAGCCATGGCCTGTTTTGCGCCGAACCCGGGCATTTCCATGCGCTCATGCTGCATCCGCAGCCCTGCCGCTTCGGAAAAGCGCTTATATTCCTGATCCAAAACCTGGTACTTGATCTGATCGCGCTGTAAGTTCTCTTTGTCCCCTGTGGCCTCATCAACCAGAATTCTGCGTTTCTGCTTCCGGATGGCGGATTCAAGCCGCCGCTGACGCTGGGTAGCCTCATACGTGGTGTAGTGCTTTCCGTCGTAGTCAATGCCTTTTTCGTTATCTTTCCTGAATTTGTCCAGTTCCTCCGGCGTGTATTGCGGAGAATCAACACCCAGAATAATCGGGAAAGCCGCATGGCCGCAGTTCAGCGTACCGATACGCCGCACAAGGGAGTTATTCAGTTTCTCGTATTCTGCGTCACTGTACTGCCTGCCCTGAATCGGCTCATGGTCGGGGGCGCTGGCCGCGTGAGCGGATATCTCCCAGCCGTCACAGCCGAAATCATCGTGGTTCTGCTGGCTGATCTGCTCCTGCATCAGCCCCAAGCCGCCCATAACGCTACGCCGGACAGCGGCTTCCATGGAGGTATGAACGCCGGCTTCATAGTCGATTGTGACAATCCCCTTTTCTGCCAGATTCCGGGTAGCCTCCCGGATAGCAGATGCATAATCCTGTGCCCCCGTCGAAACCTTCGTAAAGGCGAAATCGCAAGCCTGTCTGTAAGCGTCTGTAAGCCCCACAGCCTTCCCATTTGGCATGACAGCACCCATTGTCTGGGTGATATTGCCCAGCTCAGAATCGGCAAGCTGCACCGCCGCAGACACAATCTGCTGCAAGACCTGATTGCTGCGGAATGGCAGCGACTGCACATAGGGGTGTTTCCGGATGTCATAACTGTATCCGGTTTCCCCGGCCTGTTCTATCAGCCGCCGAAGCTCCCGGTGGGATAGTTTCAGCCGCTTTCGAAGCTCCTTTTTTAACTGCCGCTGAGAAATACCCAACTGTTGAAGTCTCCACGTCTGATAAGCCGCCGTGCTGGTGAATTGGCCAGCTTCCGCAATTCGCCTTGCAATATCCTGAATCAGGAACTCTGTCACCGGGGCAATGAGCTGCTGTGCCTTATTTCCAAGGGCTTCAATCTGGTCAGCGGTCAGCACAGTTATTCACCGTCCTCTACGACTTCCGGCATGTACTTCTTCCGAATTTTCGCTAACTGTGCTTCCGTATCCCGGGGCATGTTGAATTTCCACCCGAGTGCAATCTCAGGTTTCAGCAGCCCCGCCGCGACCATGTCTTTATAGTCAGCCCAGGTCTTTTCCTCATCGAACAGAACGCCGTTGCCCCAATCCACGACAACGGAATCATCTTCCACGTCGTGGGCACCGGGTACGCGGTACATCCGCCCCAGAACGCCGCACAGCCTGACGGCCTCTCGCAGTGCGCTTTCCCACATCTGCTGAAAATCGATAATCGTCAGGTTGTAATCGCCCTCAGAGGACGTCACCTCGGTAGCCGTTCTTTCTGCGGCCTCCACCTCGGACAGCAGCCCGCGCTTTAAGCCTATCACGTTCTCCACATTCCGGAGATATTCCGTTTTTCTGGCAAGATATGACTGTTCCCGCAGCGCCGGGGAGAAAATAGTGATGCCTATATCGTCGGGGGATTCATCAACTGCGGTAAATACGCTTGCGGACAGGTTTTTCCGCCCGCCGACCTCGTCAACCTCCAGCATATCCGCGCTGGCAATAATCCGGCTTTTCCCACGCTCAAACTCTCCGTTGATCTGCGCCTCGTTCCGGTTGATATTTTCAATCAGGCCGACAGCCGCGTCATAAACGGATACCCCGTCGGGGCTCCCGTCCACACTGTTGTCAATCGGCGTTTTCAGCCATGCAACGCCGACGCTTCCCAGCGGCTCAGGGAACGTGTATTCTTCTGCGAGTTCCGCATACTGTGGCAGCTCTGTAAGCGCCACAGTATGCCCCAAGCTGTTCTGGTCGTTCGACCGATACAGTCTGTTGGTAATGGTCAGATACCCGCTATCGTCCACCGTGCGCCGTTCCAACAGTGTGTAATAGAATCTGTCACGGATGCTGTGTGCTGCCATGCCGATGTCGGTCATATTCCCGTCCCCGTCCCGGCCAAATACTAGAATGTTTGGTCTGCTCACAACTGCGAAACGGAAACCGCTGCCCGTCGGGATAGGCTTTAAGCCGCTTTCTCCGCAGATTAAGGCTTTTTGCATGGCACTTTTCTTTTTCGCGTCTGCCGCATCGAGGATTTCGGAAACAAACGCGTCTTTGCTGGATGCCGAATACTCCGAAAATGCCGTCTTTGTCAGTTTACGGACGATGGTATATGGAATCCGCTGGCACGGGTCATAATCCGGGGTCGCGGCCTTCTCATAATACAGATCCTGCCACCTCTGGATGGCCAATTTCATTTCCGGAGATGTCATGTCAACGGCGCGAAACGCCATTTCATAATCACTGTTCGGATAAATCACGCTTTTCTCCTCCTGCGTTGATCGTGATGCGCCGCAGCGCACGCGTGGCGTACTGCAATCCCTGTATATAGGCGTTCAAAGTATCCACTTCCGCCCGAAGCCGCCGATTTTCCGCTTCAAGCGTCCTGATATCGGCTTGCAGCGACGCTTTCGCCCAGATAGGTGCCATATCCACGATCCATTTACGAATCCGTTTCCTCATCGCAAATTCCTCCAATAATCTTTCGTGCCTGGTGGTTTCTACGCATGACGGTCGCGCAGAAATACCGGATATCATCCATGGCATGATCGTTTTCCTTCACAGGCTTATCCACTTCTCCCTTGTCGTCCCAGCGGTACAGGCCAAATTCCCGAATCGCGTCCTTGCAGCCAGAGCCGATTTTGATAACACCAGCTTGGAGCATCATGGCCGTCAGGCGAATACCGTACATAACATCATTCTTCGCTTTCCTGACGGAGAAACGCTTGTGTGAGCGAATGCAGGCAATAAAAGAGGCCGCAGACGGGTCAACCACAATGTGTCGGATATCCCTGTCACCGGCTAGCTGTTCGATTGCCCGGTAGTATTCCTCATCCGTAAGCTGTCGTTGCTGTTCCCTGCCGGAATGATAAAATTCCGCAACCCGGACAGCAACGCCGTCTCTGACGCACCACAGGCCAGCAGAGAATGGGTTCAGTGTTCCATAGTCACAGGATATATACCACTCTCCACATTCCGGCAAATCGTCCGTGACGTGCCTCTCTGGATCGAAGTCGTATACAATCCCATCGGCCAAGCACCACTCGCCCATAATGTACCGGCGGTAAAACACGCCTGTGTACATAGCCTCATATCTGGCAAGCGTTTTTTCTGAAAGTGACGGATTATCCGGCATTGTGAAATGCAGATACAGGGCGTTCCGCTCACTGCAACGCTTAATCCAGTTTACATAAAACCAGTGGTTGGGATTGTCCGGGTTGCAGGAAAACCACATCCGCGCCCCATCTACAGAGCATCTTGCAAGTGCCTGATTCACAAAACTTTCAGGCATGAGCGCCACTTCATCCAGCAGAACACCGGCCAGTGTGCGCCCCTGAATCAGCATGAAGGAACTTTCATCCTTGCCGCCAAACACCTCGAACCAATTCACCACAGAGCCGCGCTTGACTTCCAGCAGCTTATCCGAGCGCCGCCAGCGGATTATGTACCGCTCTTTTGCGTAGCTCATTGAGATATAGGGAACGACAATATTCTTTGTGGCGGAATCCACAGTTTTGCCGCAAATGCCGAAACGTTGCCCGCTGAACTCACGCATAGCCCAATCTATGAAAGCTACCATCATGATGGACGTTTTGCCGGATCGCACAGCGCCATCACAAATCAGTGCATCGTAGTTAGTATATGGAAATGCAAGGATTTTTAATTGCTTCTGTGAAATCATCCCAGCCCCCGGACAATCTCCCACTCTCGCGGAGACAGCTCCCAGATTTGCGCGGCTACTCGTTCTGCGGCTGCTCGTTCTGCGGCTGCTCGTTCTGCGGCTGCTCGTTCCGAAAGAAGAAGCCCACAGCCGAAAACCGTTTTCCCCTGCTCCCGTTGCGCATCAAGTGCAGATATCAGAGTACATTCTCCACGCCGCACTTTCATATCAATGCCGTATTTGCTGTATTTTTGGAGCATTGCCGCGGTAAGAACGTGATCTGGATATGCGTACTTTGGAATTTCCCTTTTCGTTTCCGCCAGAGTTTTTTCCATGGCATCGGAGATAGCCGCTCTAAGGCTTGACGCTGTTTGTGCGATTATATCGCCTCCATAGCTCGTTACAAATGCCGTTCGCACAGTGGCTCCGTTTTCGTATGTAATATCGGCATCGCATATAATGTGATTCATGCGCATTGCCGTTTTTCGCCCAGAAAGTGCCGTGAGCGATGGGGCGAACAAAAAGAATGGGATACCGCGATCTAGGTAAAACTCGCAAATTTTGGTAAGTATAGAAAACGGCGGATTATCAAGGACAACTGCACCGCCCGAATAATCAAAGTGCTCATAGTCGCCGCCCGGGTAAAACGGGCGGACGATGCTTTCCGGATCAATGCCATATTCCGCGCAAGCCCATTTTTTCACAGCCTCATACACAAGCGGCGGCGTGTAGCAATCATCAGTCGTTTTCTTCGGCTTGAATTTTTCTATGAACGCGTCATATTCAGGATTATCCTGAAACAACGATATTTGATTATCCACCATCTTCCATCTCCTTCGCTAACTCTTTCAGGCTCCTGCTCAAATCGTCTTCTTTCGCCGTATCCCCCGGCGCACCGCCTATAGCCGCCCATTTGTCAATCAGTGTGCCGATCGCCGTGGTGATTTGTGCGGGGCTTGCATCCGCCAGCTTTCCCGGCTCATTTAGCGCCTGTAGCCCCTTGCTGATGATCTCGCACACCATGCCACGCTGTGCTTCCATGTATGCCAGAATATCAGCGGTATCTTGCTCCTTTTTTCGTTTCGCCTTTTCCGTGAAATCGTCGCATTTAAGTACAATTCGCTTTACGCTATCATCGGAAACGCCGTTTGCTCTCGCTGTGGCGCTGTAGTTGCCTAGCCGCAAATAATCGGCAATAATTTTCTTCTTTTTCTTATCCGTTATTCGCTCAGCCATAGCACCACCGCTCATACAAAATAATTGGCGCGAGGCCGATTCAAACGGCCTTCTGTTGGGGAGAGGGTACCCGACTCGTTATCTACCGCGCCATGCAAAAAGAGGCTTAGGAACAATCCCAAGCCTCTTGCGCTTTTTCTTTTTTACCAGTATAGCACATTCAAACCGAAAAATCGTCTCATTTTTTTCTCATTTTTCAGCTTTCAGTCTGCCCATACAGGCATAGCGTGAAATGTCGTAGTGCTGAATCCCGGCGGCGGTAAACCTGAGCTTTTTCAACTCCAAGTTCTTCACACAGGGCATCGACGTTGCCTCTAGCCGGGCTTATGAAAAATCTGCTCAGTATCTTCTTTTCATCGACGCTAAGCGATTCAAGCCCGGAATCCACAAGCGACACCCATTTTCTCGCCTGTTCCAGCGAACGCGCCAGTTCCTCGCGGTGAACGATATTCGATAGCATCACGTCTTCCCGGCCGGAGCCACCGCCGCTTACCGGCGTACCGTCAGCCGTGGCGCTTCGGATACTCTGCATAGCGGATTCCAGCCGCGCCATTTCTTCGGGAATGCTTTTCAGGGACTGTTTCTTTGCACTGTACTCCTTTAACTTTTCAATGGCCTCATACTTCCAGTTCATTCCGTTCCTCCTTGTGTATCTTATTAAATCCCTGTATAGATATACACAATACGCACAAGATATAAGATTATATTTAATATATACTATACAGGGATAAAGCTATAATATTAAATTCCGTCTCCTGTTCTCCGTCTTCTCCCTCCTTACGGTGCAATCCTTCCCGGGATGGCAAGGCCGCTTTTCCCCGCGGACGAATATGTAATTGCAGCACTTTCCGCCATCGTGGTACCCGAAGAAATACCGACACCCGACGCAATACTTCCTGCCGTCCTTGTACTCCACATTACCGCCCCATTTCCTTATCCCGCGTCAGCCGCCGCTTTCCTGTCACGGTATCTCCTTTTAGCGGCTCTCTGAGCGTGGGCTTTCTGGCATTCAAAACTGCAATAGATTTTCTGCTTGATCTTGCCCTGCGTGAATTCCTTCCCGCACTGGGGGCAGATTTTAGAAATGCCCTGCGGGGATTCCACATCCTCCACATCGGCCTGAATTGGCGGGTTGTATCCGTGCATTGCCATGTACTTCCCGTAGCTCGTCCCGGCCTTCTGGGCGGCTATGGAGCACAGGGTGAGATAGTCCGGTTTCTTGCTCATGATTCCCTCCGATCACAAACTCTTACAATCCGATCACAAATTCTTACAATATCGGCAATGTAATTTGCCTCGTTCCGGGAAAGCAGAAGCTTCCCCATCAGCAGTTTGATAAAGCGCTTACGTGTCATGCGTAGCTTTTCTCCTTTCTCCGTAGCTGCAAAAGCCGTTCATTTCCACGCAAACAGCCTCGCCCTTGTAACCTCTGGCATTTGGGTAAGGCTCGGTATGCAGCATACACATAGGGTTTTCGTCTCCCTGCCGGTGGATGCAGTCCCGACAGCGGACGACATGGAGCGTTTCAATGAACCCGTCTGCGAAGCCTGCATCATACCCCGCCTTGTACTGCCCCCTATCATATTTCAGGGCTTTCAGAAGTTCTTCCCGATTCACCCGGATACCAATTTTTATGATCGCCTGTACTACGGCATCTCCGATAGCATCCTGGAAGTCGCTTAAATTCAAGCTGGCAGGTGGTGTGTAGCCGTTAAGTTCTTCCATTTTCATCCACCTTTCGCTCCCCATAACTGCAAAAATCCGTGACATAGACAGGTGCCGGGGCTGTGGCGTGCATATCCTTGTTTTCACACATGATGCAGTCTGGATAGCCCCCATCGTCCGGACGTACTCCTCTTGAGAACCGGCATTCTCCGCAGCGAACCACGGGCACGGCATCCACTGTATCAGCCCGGTTTATCAGCATCACAATGTTTTCCACTGTCAGATATGTTGTGTTCCATCCTGTGCAAAATGCTATTATTCTTTGCTTAATGGTATCAGCATCAATCAACCGCATAAAAATCCTCCTTCCTCGGCATCCCTTTCAGCCACCGTCTGACGGCAAAGAACCGAATGCGTGACGGCTGATTCTTCGCCCACCGCTCAATAGCGGCGGCGTAAGCAATTCTAGCGTTAAGACGCTGACGGTGTTCTCGCTTTTCACTCATTCCCCTGCACCTCCTCCGGCAGCTATCGTGGATTTTACAGGATTAACCTTAACAATCTTGTATTCCGCTCTACGTTTTTTACCGCTGATTTCTGCTGTATGTTCTGATACTTTTGTAATTTTCCCATGCTCTAAGCTGGCAGAAGTTCCGTTGTAGTTCAAAAATACAACATCGTCTCCAATGCTTAATTCATTTCCCAAAAAATCATGTGCCATTTTCACCCTCCAAATCCATCTTCGCCCCGCAGTTGGGGCAGTAATTAAATCTGTGCCTTGCGGTATGTTTGCCGCATAGTGAGCATTCCATCATTGTGGCGCTGTATCTCTTCCACCGCCCACTCCGAAGCGCTTTCAACGCCTCCATACCCATCCGGCAGGCTTCATTTACCGGCTCGATGCTGTCATAATGCTCTCGGTGTTCGGGGTCGAGTATCTCAATTGCTCGGTCAATTGTCATTTGTTTCGTCCTCCAAATCCATTTTGGCGCCGCAGCGTGGGCAATATCGATACGCCTCAACAAACTTCGCAAAATATTCTTTCGCTGTTTTTCCATGCCACGTTGTATCAAACAGGCCTTTGCACTTACTGCACCAGGCAACCGAATAATCGTTTTTCTTGTGCTCCCACCGCCCATGCCGCACCGGCTCCAGATCGGCGGCGGGAAGCCCCTCAATTTCGATTGCAATGCAATCTGCCAACCCAGTGTGCCGCCCAAGCACAGAGCCATTCACAAGCCCGTACTTTTGGGCAATTTTTACCGCCGCTTCTCGGCTGATATAATCACTCATTTCAATTCCTCCACATAGCACCAACTCTGGGGCGGGCGTTTAATTGTCCGGCCATCACATTCCATTTTGGTGTAGTTGTAATAAGGGCATTCCCCACACCCAACCTCAATTTTACATAGCCCCTTGAACGCGCTCAGCAGTTTCGGCGTATCGTAGATTTGCAACTTGGAAATGTGCCAGCCGTAGCCGGTTCCCTTTAGGTAATTCACAATTTCTTCCCGTGTCAGGCAAGCTTGCTTTTCTACGTCATCCGGTGCATGGTTGAGAGGCGCAAGCTCATAAATCCGGTCACAGGTGAACTCGCCAATGACCTTGCCATTACACCGACCAACGGTATTTGTGCGATAACTGAGCTTGTCCAGTTCCCCGCAGGATATGGAAATATAAGGGTGATCCATAGTGCAATAGATATGGCACTTGAACGGTGTTTCCAGCTTCGGGCGGGTCTTTCGCACCTCAACGGTCTTTTCATTTCTGGCAATCTTCTCGCACCACTCCGGGCGGATGCTGATAAGTACCGCTTTAGCCATGTTCCGCCCTCCGGTTCCATGCTTCAGCAGCTTGTTCTTCCGTTTCGTAAATATACACACGGCCCAAAATCCCGCCATCGCACTCATAGCTTGCAATCGGGCATTCCGGGTTTTCCTCGTGAGCGTGGTGAAGCATAAAGCCAAGCCCACTATAGGGATGTTCTCTATATGCCTCATCATGCAGATTTCCTTCGTCATCGCACAGAACAATGCTAACTTTACCACCACAAAACGGGCAAGGCTTCAATTTGATTTCGTCCATTGTTACCTCCTCATCCCTAAAATCTGGTCAATCACAGCCATACATTCGGCTACCATCTATTTGGTTGTCCACCTCTTACAGTTCCAGATATCCAGAAACGGAAGATTTCCAGAATAATCCATACTATGTGCGTAATCCCACCCCAAGAAATTTCCTTCGTGGTCAACCGTTGCCAGATGGTCGCTGTGATATGTAATACCTCCATGGCAATCAATATCACGCTCGTTGGTCGCGTATAATCCTAGCGGCGCAATGTCTATGTAAGCGCAAGGGTGCGTGCCTAAGCTCAGAACGTAAAACGGTACACCACGATGAACTCCATCCGCCAGCCGTACCGGTGGAATCCTGTTTCCCTGATAAATCATTTCCTTCATATTCATGTTATCTCCTTCCCGCCCGGGTTGCCCCGGGCTTGTGTTATCCCCGCTGTTCCGCCATAGGTAGACAAACTGTATGATTTGTAACTTTTCTCGCCCACTCGATAAATTCCCTTTGATCCATATTGTTTTTGGCTCTGTTGCATATTTTGCAGCACGGAACAACATTATCAATGAAGTATCCTCTTGAACTGTCGGTGCGGTCTATTCCATTGTGGTCATATCCCTCTTTGCAATTTTTCGTTACTTTGTGATTACTATTTATTGTTCCACAGTAAAAACACGGCTGCTGAATGAGGCGCTCGACATCTTCGTAAGATAATCCCCATGCAAGCCCTCTGTCTCTTGCGTGACGCTTATATTGGAGTATGATATGGTTAATAACTCCTCGATTATTTGGCAGCCTGCTTTGCTTTGGCAGGCATCCACAAGATTTTGTGTTTCCACTTTTAAGATTGTGCCCAAGTACAGAAACCTCGTTCCCACAATCGCACTTGCAAAGCCACCTTCTTTCGGTCGTCCCACAAGGCTTTTTATGTACGCCGTCCTGTCTCAAAATCACAAGTTTCCCAAACCTATCTCCAACTTGAAATGCCATCCGTGAACTCATCTCTTATGTCACCTCCATACTGTTCGGCCATAGCTTTTGCAATCCCGGGGAAGGTCTTGCTTCGCTCTTTTGCGTGATTGCTACCCAACCACCATATCCTGGCTCTTTCTTTTTCGGGGAGCGTCATCATGTACTCATGCACATTGTCCGTTTCCTGTAACAGCGGAAGATTTTTAAGCCACAAAGCCGTCTTTTTCTGCTCAGGATGACCGAATTGCCATGGATTGATGATTTGATCGGGTTTGCGATAGAGCGAACTCATAACACAAATCGGATTTTCTATTGCGATTTTTTCAACATCCGCTTCTGCGAACTTCAAGAAAAAAGCGGCGGCTTCATATTTCAAACTGAGAGGTTTAACCCCTTCCTTAAACCATCTTGCACCTGACACCGACAAGTGGGTACACGGCGGGTGCGCAATCAGCAAATCCCACTTCCCAACATCATGCGTCTGCCCGTCCATGGTGACGATTGTGCCGCCCTTGATGGCTTCCAGAGCGTCACCCAAAATATGCCACTCCGGGTGTCCGCCGGACGGCTCCTGAATATCGCAGGAGTATGCCTCATGCCCCCGCGCCCGGAACGCCTTGCACACGGTTTGCGATTCCTCGCAGGCTATCAAAACTCGCATTTTTAGTAGTCACCTTCATTCCTCTTATCAAACTCCACGTTGATCTTCGGCACCCACGTATTGCTCAATGCACTTTCCACGCCCGTAAAAAAGCTATCGACAAATTTTGTGTAATTAACTTTTTTAGCCAGCTCCGCTCTGATTGCCTGTGTAATTTCCGGTTTGCGTTCGTTTACAAGTGCTTGCAATTCCTCACGAGTGATTTCCTCAATCGCTCGCCTCACGTGGAACTCCAACAATGTATATTTATTATCATTGGAATAGCTAGAAACTTTCCCGTTTTTATCAACTTTCGTAGACAAAACCATTTTTACGATCTGGCTCACGATTTCGTTTTTCCCGTTTAAGGATTCCGAAATTCCCATCATAACGGTTTGCTTTACCGCTTCCGCCAAATAATCCTGATCGATGCTCAAGTCCAATCCTACAATATTCGCCATTTTAATTTCCTTTCTGTTTTCCTTTATTCCCCCGAGGGACTTTCCCCCACCGGGGCGGGGTGCAATTCTTCACCGGCTTGAAACAGCCGTACATTTTCGCCTTGCTCATGCTCAAAAACGATCCCCTCTCTCAAAAAATTGGCGTCGTTTTTTGTGGCTCCCAATTGATTTCATGATGTTTTCGTTCCAATTCGCTACGAAATATGCTTCCCATGCCTTGCAGCCGTCCCCGTTGGTGGGGCAATCGTCCCGCGTGCAGTTCCTGCAAAATGGGCTTGCAGAATCGATGTACTGGCCGGGTTTTTCTCTCATAATGCGTCCCTTCTTTCATCTGCGCCCGCCGCCAGAACCTGCCGTATGGCTTCCAGCTCAGCGTCCCCAAGCTCGCCGGACGCGCCCTTAGGAATATCAGGCTTCCCATAGCGCCTAACCGGTGGTGCTGACCCAGCGCCGCCCCTGTCCTGCTCTTTGGCAAGCCAGCCGTTGATAAATCGCTGTACCCCGCCCTTGGTTTTCCGCTTGGATGGGTTGGCGTCACACCACCCGGCCATTTTCCTTAGCTCTGCCAGGATATCAACGGCGGGGTAGAGTTCTGCCCATTTGTCCACGTCAGCCTGAAAAACAGGGTAAAGGGATTTATCATTCAGCATGATCTGGCACACCGGCGGCGTGGAGGCGGTGTCCGGCTCCGCGCCTATACTCTCCTTTACTCTACTTTTCTCTACTCTACTCTCCTCTACTCTACTATGTCTTTGGATGTCAGCATTTTTTGATAAAATGTTGACATTTCTGCTTGAAATGTTTACATTGGGGCAAATTTTGGCGCACTCGACCAGGAGGATGTTGTAATCGACTTCAAGACATTTACGGCGGCTGACTGCCTCGAAGTACCGCTTCTGAATTCCCCGTGAAGTCAGAACGTGATACTTGTCATATATCTCTTTGTCGAACATCCCTCGTCTGATAGAAGCCTCTATTATTTCGGAAACGACGCTCCCACCCAGCCCGCATCTTCGGGCGAACAAAAGCGCAACCTCCTCTGTCCATTCAATGTAATAACCCTCCTTGCCGTATATCTCTTGCAGCAAGTGAACGATTACACCAAATCCTGTCAAGCCATATTCTGCTTCTATCAGTTCAAATTTCTTGTCCAAGCAAACATCAAGCGGAAAGAAATCAAGCCCGCTTTTGATTGCCATGTGCTACCTCACTCCGGTTGTGTGTTCCAGCGAATACCGTGCAAAGCACGTCCGCTCCCCGTACCGGTTCTTTCCGGTGACGGTTTCGCTCTTGATGGGAACGCCCTGTGCTTTCAAATCCCAGATCCTTGCACCCAGACGGTAACAGCCGTACTCGGTAACAGCCTCGGCCTGAGTAATACTCCCATAGTCCTGCAAATGCCGCAGGATACGCTCACACTGTGTCACGGCCTTACCTCCCGTATTTCAACCTGTATGTAATCCTCGTCGTGGAAATTGTGGGAAACGCTTTTCAGCCAGCGCCGGTTATCGTCCTCGATGACACGGCCTTTCATGGCATCCACGATCATCTTTCCCATGATTGCGTGGTTGTCGATATCCAGCCGGTCATTCCAGTAGAACGTCACGGCTACGGGCAGCTTAAAGGGTGTTCTGCGAATGCCCTGGGCGTTCATGGCCGCCAATGTAAGCCAGTGCCATAGCTCGGCGTCTTTCTTCCGCAATGCCCAGTGCTTCCCGGCATAGTATGCATTCATGCCGTACTCCTTCGCCCACTTCTTCTTTTCCGCGCCGGTCTTCGGGTAGGCGATTCTGAAAACTTCTTTTGCCACGATTCTCCTCCTTTTGGAGTTGGCGGTTTTACTTCCCACCGCCAAGGGAAAATGCAAACTATACTGTTAATCTTTTTGAGAAAAGATTGATTTTCCCGGCCTAGAACGGCAATTGCGCGTCGTCGTCTTCCAACTCTACGAAGTTCACCGCAGTGGCGGGAGCCTGATACGCCGGTGCGCTGTATCCGTTGTCAGCCCCAGAGCTGGCCTGAGTGCCGCTTTCCTTGCTGCCGCAGAAATAGATACTGTTTACCAAAATCTCCGCCGTGCGGCGCTTCTGGCCGTTCTTGTCCGTCCAGTCCCGCAACTGTAATCTGCCGGTCGCTACGGCCATCTGGCCTTTATGGAAGTACTTCTCCACCATTTCGGCGGTGCCGCCCCATGCGACACATTCAATAAAGTCAACTTCCTTCTCACCGGTCTGCTGGTTCTTGAAATCCCGGTCACAGGCCAGCGTGAAACTGGCCACAGCCTTCCCGGAATTGGTCCTCCGCAACTCCGGGTCACGGACGAGGCGGCCTTGGATTGCAACCTGATTAAGCATTGTCTGCCTCCTGAGAAATCACCTCGCCGGTGTCTTGGTCAACGTCGATGTACTCAGTCATGTCCGGGATATCTGTCATGTCGGAGGAAATATCCGTCTTTGTGGTGCCGTCCTGAGCCATCCCGCGCACAAAGTCGGATTTCAGCGGGGCGTATTTCAGCACCTTTTTCAGAACGGTTTTCTTTGCCATCTCGTCAAAATTGGTCTGCCACGGACCATTCCCGAAGCTCTTAGAGAACTTTCTCGCGTGCTCGGTAACTTCCTCGATGCTCATAACCTGAAATCCGTAGCCTCCGTCCTTGGTCTTGAACATGGCGTAGTAGGCAATGGGCTTGCCGCGGTTGCTCTTGGCGGGGACATGCCGCAGCTTCGGGTCAAGTCCAAGGGCATACTCAAACTCGTCGTTTTCGTATACGGTGTGCGCCTGAATGATGGAAACCTCACCGGAACGGTAGGCCAGATCGATAAGCCCCTTATAGCCAAGCTGGAATTGGCACTCCATCTGGCCGTGATTGCGGAATGGAATCAGGTAAGCCTGCCCAAGAGGGGTATTCGGCTCCAAGCCCAACTGTGCGGCGGTCATCATAGCGCCAAGGAAAGACTGAGGGGTGCATTCCTTGAGCTTCGGGTTGGCGCTCAGTGCCGACAGGGTAATGCGGCTGAACCGCTCCGGGGTCATCACGCTGGGCAGTGCCGCCTGAATGGCGGGCTTCATCACCTCGATATAGTCCTGAATGCTGCTGGGGTTTTTCTTTTTCGCTACCGCCTGAGTAGAAGCGGCGGCATTCTGAATCACGTTTGCCATTTTTATTCTTCCTCCTCGATAACTTTCATTTCTTTCTGCTTGTAGCACATGTGCGCCGCGTAGCTGATGGACTGCATGAGGTCAAGCTCCCGCGCCCCGCGGATGCTGCTCCATGCGTGAATGATTTCTTCCCCGTTGAAAAGGACCGCGAACCGTACCTTTTTGGGGCAGACGTCCAGTTTTACGGAGTATCCGATGGTTCCACAGCCCGAAACGGCTTCCGCATTCGCTTTTTGAGGGGGGTAACTGCCTGCTTTTTCAGCAGGTCACCTTCCGATACGCCGAGGAGCACACACAGCCTGCGGAACGCATATTCCGGAATCAGCCCTTTATTGACTGCGTAGCTGAGATAGCTGGGGCAGCGTCCGATTTCCTCGGAGAGAACTGCCAACGTCTTTCCGGAATCATACACGGCTTCTCTTGTGGCGGAAGTGTCGATTTCTACCATATTTGTTTTTCCCATTATTGTTCATCCTTTTTGAACCGGAAAGTTCTGCTTTCCGAAGATTTGAAATAGTTCTGTGGGATTTCTCCGTGGTCTTTCTCCCACTTCTTTCTATCGAACGTGGAGCGTTTCTGCGTCTTCCATGTGACGCTGTAACTCCCGTATCCGCCCCGCTCGGCGGTTCCCATGGCCTCCATGATACGCGCCTGAGCGGCAGCTTTCTTTTCTTCCAGCGCCTTGATCTGCTGGCTGCATTCGTCCATGATCGCCAGGTCAACGGCGCAGCCGGTCAAATCCATCTCTGTTTCCGGCTCACTGGCCGGGAACTCTGCGTTCAGGGCGTCAATGGTGGAATCCATGCCGTCAATGGCCGGGGGCGTTTCGCTCTGAACGTTCTCCCAGAAGCTTTTCTCCGCCTCTTTCAGGGCTTCCAGCTCTGCCTCGTCCCGCTCGATGACGAACACCTTGAAGTCAATGCCCAGAACCAGAACCGCCAGATACCAGCGATCAAGGCCGGACACAAGAAGGTAATGGCAGCACTGCGCGTAGTAAGTAGCCGGGAACTCACCGTTCTTGAATTTGCTCAAGTGGAGCGCATTCGTGGTCTTGATCTCTAATCCTGCCCGTTCACCGATGACCAGCCGGTCGTAGTTGGCGTGGGCGTATGGCATATCGTCCCGGAATACGGTGTAGTTCTCCCGGCGCACCTTTTTCCCGGTAGCTTCTGTGAACCGCTTTGCTACGTATTCCTCCAAGTCCGTGCCAAGGCGTACCGCCTCTTTCTGGGAAATATCCTCCGGAATGACTTTCCCGGTTTTCTCCGCCCACAGGGCATATGGTGACTTGTAGGGGTTCAGCCCCAGAATGGCGGCGGCATCCGAACCACCAATGGTGGTAGAGCGTAGCGCTGTCCATTCCTCTTTGCTCATGGTCGCGGTTGGAATTTTCCGTATCATTCCTCCACCTCCGCTTCCTCGTTGAACTCCGTCATGGAATCGATGCAATCCAGACAGTAGAACTCATCATGCGCCGGGATATATACCAGTTTGCTGCCTGTGATGGGATATCCGCACCTGGCACACTTCGGGAGTACCGCTTCCCGAAAGTCGGCGTCCGCCGCCAACTGTTCAGCCTGCCGCCACGGCTCCATGCTATCAAAAACGTCCATTGACTTTCCTTTCTCAGTTTGATATACTGTAAATGGTAGAGATTTTTTTATCGCTTGCCGTCCCCGGTGCTGTAACATTGGGGGCGGCTTTTTATTAAAGAACAACCACGACGTTCCCGCTCTGAATTTCGGATTCCAGCGCCTTTTCCAAGTATTTCTTTACCGTATTCCGGGCGGAAAGCTTCCACATGCCACCGTCGGCTTCAATGAAAGAAATGTTTCTTTCGTTGATACGAATGAGAAATTGAGATTCCGGCTGCTCAACCTCCTGGAACGTGCGGTAAGGCCGTAACTTGATAATGGGTCGGATGGACGCATTGGATTGAAGGTCGATGCCCTTCTTGGTGACAACGCTGGTAGCAATGCCATTGTCGTTGTACGTGACTTTGCTCCCAGTGGTGATATCGGATAGCAGTTTCAAGGCATACTCCGTATCCGCCGTGGGCTGGAATCTTGTGCGCAGAGCGATCAATGCCTCTTCAAACGGCAAGGATACCTTCTCATTCCAGCCGGGAACATCGGTCGCATTGGCAGTATACGGGTACTCGCGGTTGTTACGCAGCTCCGCAGATGGGGGGGGTGAAGCACTTTACCGTTTTGTGATCGGGAATCGTGATATAAACGGTGCTGTACCTCCCTACCGCCTCCGTTTTTACAAACGCCACCATGGCGTCGAGGCTGGAAAGCTGGATATTATCTACAATTTCCAGATCAGGCTTCACCTCGGTATAGCCGCCCTCTGCGTCCGCAATAAAATCATGGTTTCCGGACGTGAACAGGTGCGGCGCACATAGTTCCTGAATTTTTTCGATTGCTTCTTTCAACATTGTTTTTCCTCCTATCAGGCCATTTTGATTATTTTCAGAGACGCGGGGGCTTCCTGCTCTTCTCCGTCCATGGACATCTGCCCCGGAACCTGGGGCACCATTTCGACAACCTGGCACTCTCCAGTGCTGTCATCCCCAGCAACCCAAAGGGTTGTTCTCGCGGGCGTAGTAGGCGCAAGTGCTGATTTCACCGCAACGCTGACACCGATGTTCTGCCGATCATCGTCCGGTGTAAACTCGATTGTGAGCGTCAGCTTTCGTTTCTGCGTCGGTTTGGTGTTGGGGTCAAGGATATTATCAATGACTTTCGCCATCTCCAAATCCACGCGCTCCTAAAACGCGCCCCTTGCCATCTGCAAAATTGATTTTGGATCGTACATTAGAAATCCTCCTGTTTTTAAGATGTGTATCCTTTATCGCCCTCTGATGCACCGTCCGATACCGGCACCCATCAGGATAGCGCACACCCACATAGCCGGGACTGCCGCCTTGTCTGCCAGCAAATCCGCCTGCTGCCACCAGAAAAGCACCAGATTCAGCCCCGCATAGGGGAGAACACGGAAAACACATTCCTTGATATTGAACGGCTTCCGGTTCTCCGGCACCGGCTCCCACCGGGCATCCACGGGCTTGCTTCTGCTTGCCATATCCTCACCCCCTGACCTCATGATTTCGGTGAACTACATCAAAAAGTTCCACATTCTCATCGTCAAACGCCTTGCTTTCCTTCGATTCCAGCAAAAGGGATTCCCGCAGATGCTCATTTTCCCGGCGCAACCGGCGGTTCATTTCCGCCATGGTGCGAAGCTGGGTCGTTTCGTTGGGTGTCATTTGGCGTTCTCCTTGTAGGGACGAACCTCACTCGGGGAAAGCACTTGAGTTATGCCATCTTCATTAACCAAGCCGAAATTTCCGGTCTTGAAGATCTTTACCAACACAACGATTTCACCGACATTGAAGCAATGACCATACGTACCGTCTTTTACCGTGACAACGAACTTGTCCCCCATCTTCGGCTTGCTCTCCTTTGGCTTGTCCTCCTTGCGCTTCTTCTCAAAAAGCCGCTCAACGGCGACCCTTGCGCCCTCCGCTCTGCTGTAGGTATCCTTCGGATTGCACCGGGCTTCTGCGGTCTTCACGCACCGCCCGCCCCGTTTCAGGGTGGCCGTGGTAATCATCCCGTCAAAGCGGAGTTCCACGGTGTATTCCCGATCAGACTCTGCAAGTCCAGAAATCATGTCTTCGTACCAGCACCAATGCCCAAGATAATCGTAGCGATCCTCCCCCATGTAATAGTAAACTCCTTCACTGTTGATTCCGGATTTTATGATCGTCATGGTCTTTCCCAGATACTTGTCCATATAAGGGTTCCAGTTCCTCTGCGGCCTCTTGCTCGCAATCCGCACCTTATCCCCAACTTTGTATGCCATAAATAGCTCCTTTCAATTTCGGCATTCTGCCGTAGATTTCAAATCACTGCCATTCCCTTGCAAACGCCCGTATCTCCTTCTCAGAGTACCCCAGGGTTTTCAGGATCACCGCCGGGTTGGGGTGGAGGGTGGTCACCAACTTTCGCAGGACACTTACCCGCATTTCGGTTTTCCCTTTTTGGTAGTTCAGCAGATTTTGGTACCCCTCGCCGATCTTTTTCCCAAGCGCCGACGCATTATCGCTCTGAATCCCCGCCAGGGGACAGCAGCGGTCGATTTCCTTCCAGAAATCCTCTGCCGCGTAGCGCTCGGCATATTGCCGGATTCTAGGCATTTCATCATCTCCTCCCGTATAATCTGCAATTCGTTTATTCATGTCTTTTTTATTGCATATTGCCCATCGCTGTGCTATTCTGGAAGAAAAAACAGAAAGAGGCGGTCTTATGGGCAAAAAGAGTATAAAAGCATCTAGCGCGGAGTATCCGGGCGAATCGTATTTATTGCGCTGCACGTATCAGGAGGTTACCGAATGCCCGTCATGCCATTTCGCGATTGAGCCGAAGGCATTATGCGCTTACTACGTTCAGCCCGACAGCCCTTCTGATGGGAAATGCACGCTGTACCTTCTTTCCCTGTGCAAAAGGTGCAATCAGGTCTTTTTAAGCGCTTTTCAGGAAAGTACAAGTCGCCCTGTTCCTGGCTTTGCAGATTTCGATTCTGCCTCGTACTCTGTTCCTTACACGCCTAACATAAACAAATTTTCAGGCGACGTGCAACAGCTTTCACCGGACTTCGTTGAGACCTATGCGCAGGCGGAAATTGCCGAATCTCAACGGTTGTATCGCATCTGCGGGGTTGGCTATCGAAAAGCCCTGGAGTTTTTGGTAAAGGACTATTTGCGGCATAAGAATCCAGATAATACCGATAAGATACTCGCGGAGCCGCTCGGTTCGTGCATCAAAAAGCTGGAAGACCAAAGGCTCAAGGTTCTCGCTGAGCGGTCGGCATGGATTGGAAACGACGAAACGCACTATGTAAGAAAGCACGACGATCTCGGCATTGAAGATATGAAACGCTTCATAAAGGCCATGCTGAATTACGTAGAATCGGAACTTGCTTTCGAGGAAGCCGAAGCCATCCCCTGCAAATAGGTATCGCGCTCTGCCAGCTTCTCCCCGGCCAAAGACCAGTATTCCACGACAACCCGTGTCGGCTGATCCACTGCACCAGACCCGCGCGCAGACCGTGTTTCAATGACGGGGATTACACGTGCTGAATCACACCCTCTGGGGAATAGATAATTTTTCATTTTTTCACCCCCTTCTAGGCTTGTCCCATTAAGATTCACCTTTTCAAGATAATTATGGTTCAAAAAAAATGTGGTCAACTTGCTCAGCAGAAAGATCGAGAATAGACTTTATGCTGCGAACTTCGCCAAGCGAGAATTCCGCTCCACCAGTTCCGTTCAATTTGGCGTTAAACCTAGACAAACTGACACCGATACTGCGGGCAACATTCTCTTGGGTCATTGCCTTCGCTCGTATTTCGCCTTTTAGCAAATTGCTATTCATTTTTTCCCCTCCTTTCGGATTCACCTTTTCAAGATAATTTCATTATACACGCTCTTTTCTATTTGTCAAGATATTTTTATTGACTTTATCAACTTTTTTTGCTATTATCAAGATAGCCATATGAAAGGGGGGTAATACATGACACTTGGAGACAAAATCCGCTTCCACCGGAAACGGCTCGGCATGACGCAAACGGAATTAGGGGCGCGGCTAGGCGTTCAAGTGAACGCCGTGAGCAAGTGGGAGTGTGGGCGTGTGGAATCAATCCCGACGTCAAAAATTAAAGAGCTTGCAAAAATTTTCGGCGTAGCTCCATCCTATTTAATAGATGATGGACAGCCCGCCGATTCCAGCGAGCTGTCCGAAGCCAAGAAAGCTATGTATGATTTTGTCGATTCGCTTTCTGACGATCAGGTGCGGCGGCTTCTTCAGATAGCACACGCCGCATTTGAGAAATGAACCATTCAAATTGCGCCTCGTTCATTTCCGATATAAGCCGTTTCAGTTCTTCTCTTCCCTCCATATTTTGTCCCTCCATTATGTATTTATAAACATTTGTTTGATTACGTAGCGTATAATAGCACGTCATGTGTCCAATAAACTGGACTTATTAGAAATTTGCACAAAAATTTTTCTTTTCATTGAAATTATATGTCGAACGTGGTATTATCTTGAATGAAGATGACAATTGAATTCTGATTCAAAAAAATTTTTAAAAGTGGTTGACAACTGAATATTCAGGCTTTATAATGAGGGTGTGGATAATTCCACGATGATGAAGCCTTAGAGCGAGGCTTCTGCGGGAAAAAGAAAGCTCAATTGATGATTTGCTCGTAGAGCGCGAGCAGCATAATCAAAAGAAAGCTCAATTGATTTTCACGCCCTCTGTTTCGACAGGGGGCGTCTTTTTTAGGAGAGAGATAGATGAAGCTGATCACCCTGTCCCCGGTCTTCTACGAAAGGTATCGCGGCTGTGAAGAGATTCTGATAAAGCAGACAAGGCCGTATGTCTGTTTGGCGGTTAAAGTTGACGGCGTTACATTCGCAATTCCTTTTCGCCACCATATTCCCCACAAGTGGGCATTCTTTACCGTTGGCGAAGCTGGGCTGGATTATTCAAAAGCCGTCGTCATCTCCGAATGGCGGTTTATCAATTCAAGCACACCGACCATCGAGCAGGAAGAATTCAATATATTGAAAGGGAAAGATGCACTGATCACCAACGGAATGCGGAAATTCCTGATTGCGTACAGGAATGCCGTGAAGTATCCGGATAACAAGCATTATGACATGATCCGTTCATGCAGTTCCCTTCAATACTTTCACCGCGAATTACGTATTCGTTAGGGCTATACGCCCCGCCACCCGTGCCACAAGGTGACGGGGCTTTGCCGCCGGAATGGTGTGTCCCTTGCCGGTTGCAATATCACCATAGCATTTTCAGCTATAGAAAGTAAACCACACATCTGATTCCGCCGGAATCAAATGTGAACAATCCCGTATCAAATTTAATAGGAGGGCGAATTATGGATTCAAATACAGGCCAAACATTCATCGAGGAAATGCAGCCGAATTTCGATGCCCTCCCGGAAAGGCTGAAAGACGAGAAATTCCGGAACCATCTGACGAATCAGCAGCTTTCTGACGTGTCCGGCGTTCCTATCGCCACAACAAGCCGGATTCTTTCCGGTGCCGTATCGAACCCCGGCTTTTTCCATATCGCCGCGCTGTGCGCCGCTATGGGCGTGTCAATGGATTCCGTTGCAGGTGTTCACCCAAGCGGAGATCAGGCGGAAATAGACCAGCTCCGGCAGGAGATAGCATACAAGGACGAGATAATTGCCGAGAAGGGCGCGGCGATAGACCGCTTACTGGACAGGAGCCGCATTATGGAGGCTGGTGTCGCGGCCAGAGATGACCGCATCGGCAAACAAAATGAAGAAATAAAGAATGTCCGCAGCTCATACAAAATCCTTGTGTACGGGCTGTGCGGCGTTTGCATTACGCTGACATTTGTGTTGGCAATCTATGTGGCTCTGGATAGCCAAGCGCCAGACCAGGGGCTGATACAGTCTGATAATGTTTCTCCGGTCGTATGGGCAGGTGCGGCGGCTGTTATTGTACTGCTGTTCGGCCTTCTGCACTTCACTGTAAGCAAATTATCAAAAAAGAGGGATACGCTATGGGAAGAAAGAAAAAAGAGCCGGGGGTAAAACTCCCGGCTATAATACAACTCCCGTCAGGGTCATGGCGAACAAGAATCTATATCGACGGCCGCACAGTATCCATAACGAAAGACACCTACGACGAATGCGCGGCGGAATACCTCGCCATGAAGCACGGGGTCATTGAAGCGAAAGCCGCCCCCATGAAGCACGGGGTGCCGCTGGGGGACGCTCTCGACAAATACATTTCGACCCGGAAGGGGTTCAAGTCACCGTCAACGATTTATGCGTATGAATCCTACCGCAAGCAGCGCTTCCAAAGCATGATGGGGGCCGACGTGTACACCACCACGGACGAACAGTGGCAAGCCGCCATCCGCAGGGAAGCAAAATCACTGTCCCCGAAATATATTAAAAATGTGTGGATGCTGATTTCCGCAGCGATATTCGAGGAAACTGGACGCAGGCCGCGGGTGACCCTGCCGGAAAAGGAACACAACGAAAAGCCGTACCTTGATCCGGATCAGATACCGGTGTTCCTGCAAGCCATAAAAGGGGAATCGATAGAAATTGCCGCCCTGCTGGAATTATCCAGCTTGCGCAGGTCTGAGATGCTGGCGCTGACGTGGGACAAGGTCGACTTCAAGAACGAAATAATATATGTCCACGGGGCAAGAGTTGCCGGGGACGGCGGCAAGCTGGTTCACAAGAAGCAGAACAAAAACGATTCCTCCCGGCGCACGGTGCCAATTATTGAGCCGCTAATGGAAGCACTAAAGGCAGTTGATAACAAGGAAGGTTATGTCGTCAACCTGACCGGCGGGTGGATATGCACAAGGATAAACGAGATTTGTTCCGCCAACGGCCTGCCGAAAGTCGGGAACCACGGATTGCGGCACAGCTTCGCGTCTCTGGCTTATCACCTCCAGATACCGGAAAAGATAGCAATGGAAATTGGCGGGTGGGCAGATGACGGGACGATGCACAAAATATATACACATCTGGCACAGAAAGACATTGCAAAACGGGCGCAGGATTTTCGGAACTTCTTTGTGTCAAATGCGGATGAAAAAGCGCAAATTTGACACGCCATTTGACACGGATTTTGAAAAAGCATTGTATACCAACGCTTTTTGGAATTTTAATCGTGGGTTCGATTCCCGTACGGGTCACCATGGCAGAAAACACCCTAGAACTTGTTTCTAGGGTGTTTTTATTGGTTTTACCGCTTTATTCTGAGAACTCCGAACTTTTCCGTGGTAAAATATTTTTATGAACTATAGATTTTTGGCACACGTAATACAGTTTTTGGGTGCAAATTTGACACGCCATTTGACACGAAATTTGCCACGCTTACCGCTTGTACATCCCCTGCACCACTCCGACGTTCTCCGCCCGTTCAATATCCCGCTTGTGCAGGTACTCATAGACGGCCATCATGGCCGCAGGCGGTTCGCCCTTTTGCTTGCGGTATTCCTCGATGTGGGAAACAACGGCCTTGTGCAGGGCGTTCATGTGGTTCATTTCCTCGCCGCTCAGCCTGTAAAACAGGTCTGCCAGCTCCGGGTCGTCGTGCTTGTATTCCACGGCCAGCTCTGCGTAGGTATGCGCGTCTTCCAGCTCATCCTCAATATGCTCCATCAGCAGTTTGATTTCTTTCATCTGATACCCTCCTGAATGTACGCATACAGCGTATCAATATCTTGCTTTCCCAGCTTGAGCGTAAGCCCGATTCCGGGGATTTTCACGGGCAGCGCCTCTGTCCCCATGTATGGCTTTGCGGCGTTGTACAGGGCGTCAACGTCTACCGTGCCATGCTCCATATCGTAAATACCCAGCGCCTTTACCATGGGATGATCTGCGTACTGGGCAATAATCTTCGGGAAATTTGCGGCAAGCAGCCCCCCAGCCCCGGCAACCAGAACTCTGTCCCAGCCGGAAAGACTAGGAGCAATGCTTCTGTCAATGAATCTTGCAAGCCCTGCCTGCACGTTTTCCATAGGAATCATAAATTACCTCCTTGAAAGTATGGGGCGGCGGCTGCCGCCCCAATTGTCGGGAATCAACCGTTGCAGCACCCGCCGCACTTGGGCAGGGGGTTGTACAGCGTCTGTGCCGTGGTGCCGGTTCCGGTGGTCACGTCGGCAACCTGCTTCGGATAGAAGGTCGCGTTGGCGTAAGTCACGATGGAATTGTCAGCGCAGCAGCGCCGCTCTGCCTCGATCTTGATGTCCTTGGACAGTTCGGAACGAACGCATTCCACATCCTGACGAACCAGCGCGAAGCTGTCCTCAGTTCGCTGATTGTGTACAGCCTGATCGCACAGGGTCTTGCGAATGTCCTTCAACTGCCCGTCAATGTAGGCGTACATCTCAAGGGATTTCTGATCGTTGTAGGTATTTGCCTTCAACAGTGCGATTTCGGAATCCTTGGCGGCGAGCTGCTGCTCACGATCCAGTTCATACCGACTCACGGGCATGTTCTCGCTGCACCCGCCCCAGCCGCAGCCAACCCCATAGGGCATGGCGGGCATAACGGGAGCAGTGGGAACGGCATTGCGGTTGCCGAGAGCCAGAGCGCCCAAACCGCCCGCAGCGTTCATCACGCCCAGCGCCAGACCGGCAATACCCGTACCAAGACCGGCACCGGCTACGCCTTTGCTTGCATAATCCTTTTCTACTTCCATAGTTTAGAAGTCCTCCTTCAAAATATTAGGAGGTGGCCACCTTCTGTCATTATAATAACAAAAAACCAGGCGAACGAATCATCATCGTTTCGCCTGGTTTTCGTCCGAAAATCGTCAATTTGTGGTCAAATAACTAGGTCATCCGGGAGTGTGGCACTGTACCCCTTGACTGCATCATATTTCTGCTGCAATCTTCGGACAACCCTGGTTATCGTGGCTTGGGACACATGGAGATTTTGTGATTGCCATATCTGGCTTTTCCCGGCGGCACGGGTGGTTAGGACATCCATTTCCAGTGACGTTAGATACGCCAGCCTGTCAAATTCTTTCACAACCACCCGGTTTATCCGGGATTTATCCATTTATGGCATCAGTCCTCCTTGGGGGAGCTGTAAGTTCTTGCCTGTTTACTGTCAGCGATACCGGCGGTGGTGGGGTCGTTCACAACGCCCAGGATCACCAGCAGGGCAAACACGGCGTTCACCACGGCCAGCAGCTTGTCGCCGATCTCACCCAAGTCCAGCGTAAAGCCGAACAGGGCGGCCACCGTCTGCACCAGCAGCAGCAGCGCGGGAATCGCGGCCAGCCAGAAGTTCTTGTTCTTGATACGTACAATCCAGTTAATCATTTTGTTTTCCTCCTTATTCTTCCACAATTTTCCGATTTGTGGATTTGATGTAGAAGTCCTCGTAGAGTTCCTGCTTGTCTCCGTTGTATGTATATTCCACATACACACCATCACCGGAAACGGTAGTCGAAAGCAACGCTTTGTAGTTCTGCAACGTCTTGCACGCCCAAACTACAAATACATTGCTGAGGTCGATTTGCGTGGATTCTCCCGTTGTGGCATTGTAATGCTCCACGAGCTTTCGCTTGCACACACTCTGAAAGTGATCCATTCCTGTGATAATCATTTTTTGTTTTCCTCCTTAAAAATCAGCCCAGCCCAAGCCGGGCAAGAATAAACCCTACAACAGCGGCTACGACGATGTAGATGACCTTTTCCACAACGCCCTTCCACCGCTTGCCGGGTTCGGCTTTCAGCTCCTGCACGTCCGTGCAGAGGCCGTCAACCTTCGCCCCGGTGGTCTCCACCTTCTCCGCCATGACAGCGACGGATGTTGCCAGACGGTTTACTGCCTCCGTCTGCTTTTCCAGCGCTTCCAGCCGGTGGGAGTTGGATTTCCCCCGCTGCTCTACAGCGGAAATCCACTTAGTGATCTCAGCTTCTTCCATTGGCATACTCCTTTCTCAGCTGTTCCAACGAGCATAGCCGGGACGGGTATCCACATGAATGCCCCAGCCGTACAGCCCAATTCCTCCAGTGTGCCCCATGACTTCCTCCGCTACGGCTTTCATCTCCGCCGGACTTGCGGCACTGTGCAGATCAGCGGCAAGCCCAAACAGATGCTGAGAATTGGACACGCCGCCGACCTCGGCATTGTGCGCCGCACACCGGACGCCGGAGCCGCCGCCGTCCACGATAGAGATGGGGACACCCAGCCGCCGTCTGATTTCGTCCACAGTGCGTACCATGGTCTCCTGCGGCTCTACCGGGAACCCGCCGCACCGGCCGCAAGGGCACCGGAATTCCTTCCGGGTGAAATACCGGATATCGTCCCAGAACGTCCCGGTTTTCGGTGCGGTGCTGTCCTCCGGCTTCTCCACCTTTACCGCCGTCCCGGCGATAGCTCCAATCAGCATTTTCTGGGTAGCCGCACCCGGAATCCCGTCCACGGTAAGCCCGTAGTCGGCCTGAAACGCCCGGATTGCCCCTTGGGTATTCCTGCCCTCGATGCCGTCAATCGTGCCGGGAGAATAGCCCAGATAGGTGAGCAAGCACTGAATTTGCTTTACCGTCACTCGATCACCACCCCATACTTCGCCAGAATGGCGACAATGTCGTCAGTGAGAACTTTTTTCAACTGACCAGGGGGTAACTTTGCGATGCTTGCGGCAATGGCACGCATATCCTGCTCTCCTTCCTCGGCGGCACGGATTTCCACCAGCCGCTTTTTGGCGCCGTTACTCCACTTCTTCATCTGGCTTCACCTCCAAAATGGTCAAGGCGTTCTGCATGTCCGCACCCTCGGCCTTCATTTCCGCAATTTTCGCAAGGATTCTCTGCTTCCGTTCTTCGATGGTCACGCGTTATTCACCCCCAGAGCAGTTTCAATTTCAGACAATGCCGATTCGTATTCGGCATTCTTCTTCAACGCCTCTTCCAGCGGGGTGAGGATTTCCACCCCATCCCGGTAGAATTTACCATTGCTGTAGGTATCGCCGATAGCCACGGGGCGGTCTGCGGGGTTGATGAGGGTATCGGTTTCAGGCTCGGAATCGGAGCACCACAGCATATTGGCCACGGTGCCGTTTTCGATAAGTGCCATTGATTTTGCCATTATGCAGCCCCCCTTGCATTGCGGATGATTACGATGCCAGAGCCGCCAGAAGCGTATGTTGCAGCAGAATATAAGTTACCAAGTCCACCACCGCCGCCGCCCGTGTTTGCGTCACCGTTTTTGGGTCTTGGGTCTGCACCAGCGCCGCCACCATCACCACCGCCGCCGGCACCGCCAGATGATGTTTCATTAGTCGTTACAGCCCCGCCTCCGCCACCGCCAGCGTAAAGTGTGCCATTGGCTTCCTCAAATTCTCTTGTTGTTGTTCCCTGGCCGCTACCACCATCACCACCGCCGCCAGAAGACCCATCTGAACCGCCAGAAAAACCAGCCCCTCCAACTTTCCCTGAGCCGCCGCCAGAGCCACCTGAACTAGGATAATCACCGTTTGTGCTAGTGTCACCGCCATTGGCAGTCAAGCCAAATGCAGACGTTGTGCCACCGGCGTTTGGTGGAACTCTATTACTTGTAGTAGGGCCAACACCGCCCGCACCAACTATGATTGGGTATTCTATACCTACCTTCACGGAAACGGATTTTTGCGTCTTTGTATACCCACCACCACCGCCGCCACGTCCGCCACCGCTTGCGCCTCCGCCAACGAGGAAGCCGTCTAATTGGCCATTCCAGCCATATAGCTTGGTAACTGTGAATGTACCAGAGGTTAAAAATCTAATCTTCCAGTTGTTCTTCCAACTTGCGAAATCCGAAATAGGATTATCGCTGTCATCGACAATCTCATAATCTCCGGTGTAGGTAAAATCCGGGGTAATTCGATATACGATTGTGACGTACTCCACGGTCAGACGGGTAATGGCAACATCTTGAGTTGCGCTGTCTCCGCCCTTCGTGGATGTAATCGTCCACGTACCCAGGTCAAGCCCGCCGAATGTCCAGACACCATTTTTCTCAGTGGCCGTCTTCGTGGTAGACCCCATCTTGCAGGTTACAGTGGAGCCTGTAGGGGCGGTCACAATTATTGTCGATTTGTTGGGGCTACCGCCGCTGGCACCAAATCCATATAAAGGCACCGCAATGCTCATACGTACACCTCCACCGTAATCGGAATGTCCACCGTGGGCTTGTCCTCAAGGCAGGTGAACGTCAGCACGTTGTTCGACCGGGAAGCGAAGCTAACCATGCCGCAGGCCTCTTTCAGCGCGATATTGGCAGGCGTGTCGCTTCCATACACCGGATAGGCCATAGCTTTCTTTGCGTCCGTCAGGCCTGTGATGGTCACAGCTTGGACATACGGCGCACTGCCAGTCCACCCGGCAACGGTCAGTGTTGCGGAGACGGAAACTGTTTTGACACCGGCAACCGCCAAATCAACGTAGTATTTATGGACTGCGTCATCGCCTGATATCGGGTCGGACAGACCCATAATCCGATGCCCGATCATGTTTATGGTTCCGTTCACGACGATGTCCCCGTTCACTTCTCCACCCGATGCCGCCAATGCGCCAACATCGGAAGCGGATAAATTGACGTTACCGCTGGAATTTGGGGCTACACCGCAAACGGTGGATACTGCGCCGGTGCCGTCAATGCCCATGCGGGAGACGGAGTAGGCATAAATCGGGGTTCCGGAATTGAACGTCATTGTAACTCGCGTCCACAGGTAAGCGCCCTGTGCTACCGCGGGAATGCTGCCTTGCCAATTTCCGGACGGTATAACATTCCCGGATGTGCTGGCTTGATATGTTACGGACTGACTGGTCAACAGAGCCGGGTTCCCGATGTCGCCCTTTTCGCCCTTGATCTCAAACCACTGGTACTGCGTCCAATCCGTTGGGGCGGTTGCGGAATTGCCGCTGTATACGCCCATCCAGTTGTCAGGGAGAACACCGAAGTTGTGAGAAGCTGCCGTAGGTTCCTGCGCCGCGTACCGAATCCAGACGTATGCGTTGTCGCCCTTGTCACCCTTTGCGCCGTTCGTGATGGTAAACGTGCTGGTGGTATTATCGTTGTAGGTAATGCGGTACGTGTCTACCAGCCCGCTGGTGGAGATTTTTGAAACTCCGGTAATGCCTCTGCCGTTTTTAACGGGAAAATCAAAGGTCGTGGTGTCTGCCATGGTAATGCGGTATGTATCCGTCAGGCCGCTGGTAGACTGCTTCACGATGCTGCTGATACCGCCATGGCCGTCAGCGGCGGCGGTCAGCCAGTTCAGCAGAATTTGTCCCGTCAGCTTCTTTGCCGCGCTGTCCTGTTCCAGGACGAAAAGGTCAGCAGGTTTTATCTGTTCCGCTGCAATCAGCTCGGATATTGCTTTATCTGCCACGCTTCTTTACCCCCTTATTCCATATAGCAACGCTTTCTGCCGATGTTTTTGCGGGAGCGCGATCTGTACTGACGTATACGGTTCGCCCGCATATGGGGCATTCCAGCGCTACGAGGTATCTACCGTCTGCGTGCGCGATTGGGATTTCCCCGCAGCACCTCTTAATTAATACTTCCATCAGGCGGTACCTCCTGTTCAGTCTCTTTTTCGGGCGCAGGAGGCGCAGACAGCGCCTGCACCACTTCTTCAATGGCTTGCATGCTTCCCAGCATCCTGTCCCAGTTTTCCCGGCCTGCGACCTGAACGCCCTCAAGGGTATTCAGGACTGCCCTAAGTTTCATTACAGGGTTCATTTTCTACTCCTTTCCCAGCACCACACGCACCGCGCCGGTTTCCGGTACGATAGCGATTATCTTCGTATATTGGGCGGCGTACTGCCCTTCCCACCACATTTGCACCGTCTCAGCGGGATTTGCAAATACCGTGGCAATCGTCGCCAGGGATTCCCCGAGAATACGGATGTTTATCTGCCCCGCCTGGGGGAATGGGTTGAAGTAGTCGCAGTCGAATTCTTTGCCTGTTGCGGTTTTCAGTTTTTCCATACTTAAGCCCTCACTAATACAGTTTGTGATAATCCGTTTCCGTCCTTGATTGTTCGCCAAGCCACCTCTTTGTCTTTGAAATAGAAGCTCGACGCGAATAGTACGGAGGTATCAACGTAGCTTGCGGTATTCCACCCATTGAACACACCATTTGCAAAATCCGCATACCCAAGCGAGGTATTGATACCTCCGCTGGTATAGGCCGTGGATATGGTGTTGTAGCCGATTTCCGAGCCGTAGACACTGTGACTGGCAAGGCCTGACCCGTCAAGGTACCCGTCGTCACCACCATAGTCAATTCTTCCGGCGCTGACGCTTCCCCGGAAATAGCCATTCTCAGCGTACAGATTGCCGGTCGGCGTAATCTGCACGCCGTTAGCCTCTGAGCCGCACTGAATGCCGTTGACACCAATGTAAATACCCCGGCTGTTGGTGCCGTTCCAGACCTGATTGTTATAGCTTAGGTAGTCGGATTGAATGTCAAAACCGCCGATTTTGCCGCTAAGGGCGGTGATCTTTCCCCGAACTTCTGCGCCGGATTTGGTGATCCGGAACACCGTGGTATTATTGGCCTTGACCATCCAGGAATCGTCAAGCAGCTCCCAGCCGAAGGACGAGCTGCTCCCGCCGGTTTTGGTCACCCGCGCGGAGATCTGGTCACTCTGAATGTCCAGCCGTGATGTGAGTTCGTTCCCCTGTTCGATACGGGCAGAGACTTCGGCGGAAATCTGGTCGGCCTGAACCTTGAACGTGGACTTCATTTCGGAATAGTGGCGTTCAATTTTGCGCTGCGTAGGTGTTTTGTACTCATACTTATAATTGATTTTTTCGCCGCCGGGTGCGGATACATTCGCCGTGTACAGTGCTCCGTGGGAAATGTTTTTGGAGTATATCCCGCTGTATAAGTTTCCGGCGGCAAATCCGTCTCCGATCTCCGCCGCCGGGTCGATATGTGCGCCATCAGCGGTATACGGCTGGTATTGGAAGCCTTGGATTCTCGATAGAATATCCTCAGCCATTTTCTGCGTTCCCCACGGGCAGTCCAGAGTAAGTGTTCGCCCGCTGTCGGTTCCGGCTGAGTATTCCATTTCATCTGACACGGCAACAACGACTTTTGAATATCCGTTGAAAGTGTCTTGCTTTTCCAGCGACGAAAGCGATTTTCGGACATTGATCACGTCAGACAACGATCCTGTCACCTCCAAACGTAATGGCGTAGCCGTGGGTATCGATCAGGTAGCGGGTTTCTTTTGGGATATTCCAGAAGCATACCAGAAGCAATTCCCCCGATTCGCTCATGAGAAAGCACCCGGCGTACATGGCGGCGATATATCCAAGATATTCCCGGCAAGTATATTCCGGATTGTACTGGACAGGATAGGCGTTGCGCATAATCTCCGCCGTCCTTGGGTCTAGCGTCACGCCCATTGCCTGGGCAATTTCCCGCACAACGTCTATATCCTTTGCAGGCCATGTCAATTTGCTGTCTGCGGGGTAATCCTGCTCAGCGAACAGAATAGCGTCGTAGCCGTGGATTTTAAGCCACTGTACATCGTCCTCGTCAGCGTCCTGGTCAATGGAATCCGCATAAAATACGCCCTGCGGGAGCCACTCGGAGCATTCGCCGCCGCTACCGACAAGCCTTACATAAACCGCAAGCCGGGACATTCCTTCAATGTTCCCGGATGGTTTCAGCATTTTAATGTCGCACTCCCGGCTTATTACATTGCCGACGGTCGGCTCGTTCCCATCGAAAATCGCGCCGGTAGTTTCTACCGACGCGAGGATGTTCATTCCGTATCCGGCATCTGCGCCGGAAGCCCCAACCAGAATGCGGGTTCCGCCGAACGTGATTCCGTTCCCCCGTTTGTCCACAAGAAAACCCGTATCGCCGATAGAAACCCGCGTTTCCTTCGTGTGGATGCCCGCAAGGATTTTTCTATACAGAGCAGATGTTTTCTGCATATTGCCTCCTTACTGCTCGATCAGCGGGAAGGAAATACCCGTCCATACCGATTCCCCGGTATCGGGGTCAACGTAGGAGATCGAAGCGGGAACGTTGTTGGAATAATATTGCGCCGTCTGGCTCTCGTATAGCGGGTGTAGGTTCGTTTCCACTGTGACAAACTCCGGGTTTATCAGAGCCATAAGCGCAAGCTCTTCCGCGCGGTTCATATCCATGCACGTGATATCAGCCCGGTATTTCTGCGCCACCCGGCCACGGTGCATGGTAGCGTCCATGGTTCGCCCAGCGTTGGGGCTTTCCACATCGTTGCGCTGCCACTTTATGCCGCCCTCCTGAGTGAGGTGGAGGATGTCCACGCCATTGATTTTGAAATATGGTTTTGCCATACTACCCCCCCAATGCCCGCTGTGTCCGGCGCTGCTGACGGGTGATCTCAGGTGTCAGCACCCGCGCAAGCGTCGCAAGGTCGCCGGTGAACTTGATCGTGATTTCCCCGCCGAAACCGTTCTGCGAAAGCACCTCCGCAACAGCCTGTTTAATGGTTTCCAGAGGGGCTTCAACGTTTGTGCCGCGCTTCTGGTCGCCCAATACTGCCATAAATGGGGCATTCGGCGGAATCACTGCGCCCTGCGCCAAGTACGGTATCTGTGGAGCCGTAAACTGCGGGAGATTCCACCCAACATTTCCTATGCCAGGAATGCTGATATTGAAGCTCAGCATATTAAACAAGGAATTGATGCCGTTAACAACGGCGCTTATCATTCTGTTGATAACGCCGATTACGCCATTGACCGCGCCTCTTATTGTAGAAACAATTCCGTCCCAAATGTTCCTTGTAGTTTCGCGCACAGAATCCCATGTATTTGCAATTCCATCTTTGATGTCAGAAAGCGCAGTAGAAAACCAAGTGGTAACGGATTTCCACTTTTCGGTGATACCATTCAGGAGCCCCTGAATGATATACCGGCCTTGTTCCGCCATAACAGTGGACGGGGAATGGATGCCAAATGCGGCGCAAAATCCATCAATAAATGGCTTAAAGATATTATTCCATATCCAAGCGCCAATATCTTTCACTGCATTTAGGATTCCTTCTAAAAGCCCCTCTAATGTGAATTCGCCGTCCTCGTAGGCCACATCGTACCACCACTGCACTACTTCTTCCCAAGCGTCGTGGATAAGCCCCCACAAAAATGCAGTCAATGCGCCAAAAGCGGAGCCAATCGCCTCGAATACTGCTGTGGCGACACCGACCCAGTCTACGTTTACAAGAAACGTTTTGACCTGCTCACCAAGGGTAAACCAGTCAATGCTTTGAATCGTCTCTGACATAGAGTTGAAGAAGCTTATAGCAATGTTGCTTGCAGCCTGTGCGAGTTGTGCCATATCCAAATTGGTAAGGAATCCGGCAAGCATTTCCAGCGCGATCTTGAATTTCGCCCACAGAAGCACGCCTAAATTTGACCAATCCACGTTTGAGACTATGCTGTTGACGCTATCCGCAAGTCTACTCCCAAGCCCCGCCCAGTCAAACGTCTGAACTGCGGTAGCAAGAAACATCATTGCTCCATCTAGGGATTTCCCAATTTTTTCTCCAATGCCAGCCCAATCCGCCTGCGCGACCATGTCATTTAACGCCGCTGTCAATGTCTTCGCAGCATCCGCGAATTGCGCATTTTTCAATTGCTCGGCAACAAGTTGCGCCCAATCCGGTAGCGAAACATTTAATGCCCCCCCAGACCCACCAGCTCCGCCGCCGGAATCTCTTTCTGTATCGCTCAGAACATTAAGCTCGTCAAACGACATAAGCTGTTTTTTCAGCTTGTCTGTTTCCTTTTTTGCGGCACTTCCTGCGCTGCTGATTTGCTTCGAGGCGGTTTTCCCGGTCAATCCTATCAAACTAAGGAACTTCGAAACATAGCCGATTGCGGAGGCTATCAGATTAACTACTTTTGTGATTATCGGCCCCAATACATTCCCCAGCTGTGACCAAGCGTTTGAAAGCGTATTCGAAAGCTGCTGATTCTGCTCCATGAATGCGCTTACAGCTTTTCGGAGTATCCCAATAACACCTCTAACCCCCAGAAGCACTGGGATGAGCCTTTTTGCACCGGAATATAAACCGCCAAAGGATTTTGAAATTGATTTGCTCCCGGTAAGCATTTTCCCGATGCTGGATGCCCCGGATTTCAGCGCCGACGCGAACTTTTTTACCGCACCAGACGCAATATCCCACATTGTTTTGGCAACAGTTTTCGTAATATTGGATATTGCGCTAAATACGCCGCGGATAAGCTCGGCCTTCGACTCAAAAACGTCAGCGTCCTCTTGCAACCCGTGGAACGTATCACGTACTCTTGCAATCATGGATTGCAACCCCGTAGCGGCCTGTTCCGAACCCTGAATAGATTCTTCACCAATGCTTGGCGTTGCAGTCCCCGCCTCTTGCGCAAGTTCGGAATATCTAGCCTTAACGCCGTCAAGTGCCATCTGCGTAGTTACAAGCGTTCGGTTATTCTTTTCAAGTTGCGTTTGGAGCAACCCGATTGCATTTTGCAGTGCCTGTATGCGCTCTACATTTTCGGGCGAATTTTCGAAAACGCCGTTGACGCCTTTTTTTGCTTGATTTTGTAGTGAAGTCAGTTCTTGTTGAGCCGCCTTAAGATTCTCTGTAAGAGAGTTCTTCGCAATATTGCCAGCTGTCAGGTCTTCTTCGAGGCGAAGCATTTTCTTTTTCAGCCTGCCAAGTTCTTTGTCAACATCACCCGTTGACAGGTCTACAGAAATTACAACGGAACCGTCTGCCAAATTACCACCTTCTTCGCCATTGTGATATAAAAATTCACGCTCCGCCAAATTGCTAGTCTTCCTTGACACTTTCCCGCAAGCGTGATATTCTTTAATTGATTGTAAACTTTATTTGGGGGGAATAGAATATGCCAAAGTACACAACAGCTACCAGCGATAAGAAAAAGAAAACCGCTCTGAAATGGTGGGCTATCGGATTCCTCGGACTTTTTGGGGTTGAGAATTTCTACGTCGGGAAAATCAAGAAGGGCATCATCAGATTTATTGTCGGCATCTTTATCTTGCTGTCGCTCTATGCAATGGGCGGAGACTTCGAGGGGCGTGTACCGGTCTGCATCATTTTCTGGGCAATCGTTGCTCTACCTAACTTCTTCAAGATCGTTATGGGCGTTTTTAGGGATAACGTCGGAGAACCACTAAGAGAATGATTTACCGCCTCCAACCCACATCTTGAGGGTGTCTTCCTCTTCGCCAGTAGTTTTTACCTTCAAATCAACCAAGCGCCTGTTTTTTTCATACCATTCTCTGGTTGTCTTATCCAGTTTCTTTCCTTTTGCCTTTTGGCTCCGAATGTAGAGCACGTTTGAAAATGTGGAATCTCCAATTTCCATAAACCAGCCGAAAAACGTCCACCAATGGAGGTTCGGGGTTGCCCTGACCTCCATATTTGCTACACGGTTCACAGCTGGAATAATCAATGACGCATCCTGTTCCCAGTCAACCATACACGGGTGCTTTTTCCCGTCGCTTTTCTGCCCGCAGTCAATAAACTCGGCCGCTTTCTGTAATGCCTCCTGCAAATCATCTTGTGGGATTGCCCTCCATTCCGGGTACATTATCCTCAAAATCACATTTGATTTGCCGTGATCGTCCAAATCTGGGTCATTCATGGCAATCAGAATATCAAGTACTGCCCGAAAATCGCTGCGGATTTTGTAGCTCACGCCACCGATGGTCAGTGAGGTGGGAAGATCATACACCATCATACTTTGCGGTATACTTTTTTACCGCGTCATCGGACTTTTTAGCACGCTTTTCGGATTCAGACTTGACAGCTTTTGCGATTGTATCCAAAACAACCATTGCAAACAAGTCTCCATTTGGGAGAACCGTTGCAGCCGAAACCTCCCCAAAAATACTATCTCTTGCATCATAACCCAAGATATAGCAGATTTTTTCTTCCAATTCCTTGTTAAACAAGAGCACGCCTTCGATGCTTTCGCCAGAAATATCTTCGTGCTTGCTGAAATACTCGGAAACCTCCGAACATCGTGCGGCAATGCTGAAGTCAGCCGGATTCATCCGAAATGAAGAAAACGCATTTCCGTCTTCATCCGTGAAAGTGAAATTCAGTTTCCCAACGGAAACGCTGGTGTTGATGGTGTTGCTCATACAATATCCCTCCAAAGATTTCGGGGCGGCTCTCACCGCCCCGTATTTGCATCAGGTATCAGCCGTGAACGTAACGGTTCCGGCGCTTACCGCCGCAGTACCCACCGTGCGTGCGCCGCCGTATGTAATGTCCATAGGCATTCCCACAAAGCCGCCGCCCTCGCCGCCAAGGCTGGACGGCTTGACCATACAGGAGCTGTAGCGCTCTGCAAAGGCCGCCGTGTCCTTAGTACCGGCGTACAGATGCACGATCAGCATATCCTGATTGGTCAGTGCTGCCACGTTCTGCTCCTTGACAGCCAGGTTCCAAATTTTCAGAACCGCAGCGTCTCCGGCGTCCAGATCGCACGGGTCAAAGGTCTGCGTGATGATGGGCTTTTTCATCGTGCTTCTGGTCGTACCGAGGATATCCTTGCTGGATTCCTCCTGCCAGTCGTATTCCATGCTGGAATCCGTGACGCGGCTACCAAGCGGCGACCACACAGGAGCAGAGGTTGTCCCGGTGTTCAGGTACGCAATCAGCAGCTCACGGTCTACGGTCTGGCCGGATGCGGTATTAAACTCTAAATCTGCCATTATTTCACC